TCCCAGATAGTTCTGGTTGATGATGCCCACCATGGCCATCTTTTTGTCGTACGAATTCAGCACTTTTCCGACATAGTTCTCAATAAAGCTGTCGGTGATATCATCGATGATCATGTTCATCGCATCGACATTGCGAATTTTTGCATAGGCACTGTCCGGATCTTCTGCATAGTAGGTTGTCACAGCACGGCTGAGTTTCGCTTTTTCACCATCATAGAACACTGTAATGATGCCATCATCGTTATCACTGTCCGCCTGATCTTCGGTTGCATAGCCTGTACCGTCGGTGTTACGGTCGACGACATAATAGGTACCACTTTCACGAGACAAGCCTGCCAAAATGCCAGCAATGGCTGCCGTCGTCATGTCAGGATCAGTCAGATTAACGTCATCCAGAGCAACAATGTGGTAATCAGGTTCTTCTGCAAGTGCACTGCCACCAATAATGATGAAGTTACGTCCACAGCAATATTTCTTACCCTTGGCCCATGTCACCATGCTGGTCTGGTCAGTGTCTTCCAAACCACCGATCGCCAGGTAGTTAAAACGCTGTGCTGTCAAAAGCGACTGCGCTGTCGTTGCATCCTTCGCACATACTGCAATAACCTTCGATGCACCATTATTGATCGCTCGCAGCATCTCCGCTGTGACAGTTTCCTTCTGATCTGCCGGAAAACTCTCCCCTAAGGAGGTCTCAACATCGTCGGCTTCGGCAGCCACCGCCACCACAGACGCGGTGAACGAAGCGCCCACAAAGGGAATGGCGACCATCCCTCTGCCCAATCGATGGATGAAATTAGAGCGTTTCTCCTGAAACTCAATAACCACCTCTGGTAATCCCATAATTCTCACTCCTTCGCTTCAATCACAAATCTAAATTCCATCTGTTCCATATATTCGTACGGTTCTTCTTCTCTAAGCTCATCAAAGAAATCCAGACGGAAATCCACCTGAAAATCTTCATCGACGAGCGTTGTTGACACATCTTCCACCGTGATGTGACGACCGCCAAACGAGATTGTCGGCTGAAATAGCGCTGCCAGCTTGAGGCCGGTATCCATAATCTTTTCGACAGGTGTTTCATGCGGTGCAAAATAAACCACATTGAAATCCATTTGGCGTCGCACATGCCTTCTATCGTCCAAAATGTGAGCGTTGTCTGCTAAGCGCACCAAAAAAGCCGGCCCTTCGATGTGAAATGCTGTTTCATCATCGATAGGCCAGCTCTTAAAGCCCTGCAGAATCGCATCTGCAATGCCCTCTCGTATGGTTTTGTAACTGATCATCCGCCAAGCCTCCTTTGGATGCGCTCAGCCATGGCATCGTAGCGCTTTGGCATAGACCGTCTGATCTTATTCAGGCTCTTCTTGACAAAGAAATGTCCGCGCTGCCACCCTCGAAATTGATCATGCACGAGGATGCGGTGCCCGTATTCCACATATGGCGTATAGCCGCAGTCGTTCTCTGCTTCAATGAGGCGGCCACGTTTTCCCAGGCGTCTCGTGGAGCCATCCCAGCTCCTCCTTAGCTTTCCTGGATCATCGCCATCCATATCAACAGGAGAATTTGCCTTCAGAAGGCTCAGATAATCGCTTTCGACATCTTTTGCCAGCTTATCAACCTCATCTTCCATAATGGTTGCGAGCTTGTCCGCCATGTTTTTGAAGCCGTCTGCGTTCTCGATCTTCATCTGCATCATCTCAGCGCACCTCCTCCACGGTGATCTTCTTGTTCCAGTCCAGCGGCACGAGGTCCTCAATACCCTGGATTATGCGGCCATACTGACGCCAACGTTTGCCCCAGAATTCGACGATGACATCCTCCCAGTCGTGAGTATCGCCCTTCGGGATTCCCAAGGTGTATGCTGCGCGCCCTTTCTTGACCTCAAGTTCCGTTTCCTGTTCCGCCTGCACCGGCTCACCGACGATCACATTTGCTACCTCTTCGCGGTGCTCCACCCATGTCGGATGGTTGTGCTCGTCCAGCTCTGCCGTGCGTGTGATGAGTGTCACTGTAATGCCGTGCAATCGCTTTGCCATAGATCGATCACCCCGTATTTCTGGCGTCTCAGTCCCAACCGTGCAAGCTCACTCGTCTTAATGAAAAGCCCGCCGCCAGGCACCAGGAAGGTGCCGCTGGCAGAGTATCCCAGCGCGCTTTCGGAGAACTGCGTCATCGGCTCGCTGTCGGTGGACGTCATCAGCGTACGCGCCACAACGTCCACGACAACCGATCTCAGCACGTTCTCGAGCACCTCGCCGTCAGCCAGCATTTGGTCGAGGTCTTTGCCAACCTTGATGGCTTCCTGACGGAGCGAATCGCTCACCACCGGAAGCAGCGCTTCAGCACGTTCCTTTTCCGCCTCGGAGAGTGGTCGCCACAGCGCTGTGATGTCCGCAACGGTCGCAAATGGCTCAGCCATCACGATCACTCTCCAGCAACGGAGTAAAGCGCGAAGGCATCCTTGTTGAAGATCGCCCAGCCGAGGTACGCTTCACCACGGATGGCCACTTGGTTGTACGCTTTCAGGTCGTTGCCGGTGTTATCTGGATCACCATATTCGATGACCTCGATCGGCATCTGGCGTGCATAGCCCCAGCGGAAGCTGTTGGTGAAGTCTCCGAGCAGGAACTGGTCAGTCGCAGTCGCATCCGTCGCCTTGTGGCTGACGTTGGTGCTCACCTGCACCGGCATCCCGTTGATCATGCCAGGGTTGGAGCCCCAGGCCAGCTGTGGATACATTCTCTGGCCGCTCTCGTAGGTCAGCGCTGCCAGCTCACTGCGCACGCTTGGCGCCATCGCAATGCCGGTGACATCGTATTCGCCAGCCTGCACCGCTGCGATGCCCGCTTCGATGAGCGCATCCATGGTCTCGGTGCCAGCCTTGGTCACCGTCTTCACGCCGGCTTTGTCGAAGCAGTTGTTGCCGATGATTGTGCTGGCCTTGTCCTCGAATGGGTTGATGCCGTGGATGGCCATCAAGTCGAGGCCCTTGGCCAGCTTACGCGCCCAGCCTTCGCCGAACGCCTGCAGCACGCCGAGCTGGTACTCGTCGTTCTCGATCATGAACTCGCTGGACGTGCGCATGGTGTAGACCACCTTCAGCGGCGTGATCGT